CGGCCGGGCTGAGGCGTGCCGCAGAAAAGGGCGGCACGCTGCAGGCCCTGAAGTCGGCCACGCCGAGAGGCCCTACCGGGAACCTCCGGCGGTCGATCGCCGTGAAGAGCAAACGGTACCCGCGAAGCGGTGTAGGCATCGCCATCCTTGGGTTCAAGTCTGGCCGGAAGATGAACGAGCCGTACGACAACACAAAGCTGGGCTACCACCAGGGCCTCGTCGAGTTCGGCACCAAAGAGCGCTTCCGCCGCACGAAGGACGGCCGCAGGGTGTCGACCGGCAAGATGCCGGTCGGCGGCTCGTACGGTCGGCCGCCAATCCGGTCGGCATGGGAGCAGACCCGCGAGCGTGTTGAGTCGCTGATGGTCGAGGAAATGACCAACGCTTTCGACAAGGCCGCCCGCGAGCTGGCCGACAAAATCAAGTCACTCCAAGGGCCGTTCTAATGGCTTTGAAATCTCCCGAGGCGGTTCTCCGAAACGCCCTTATTTCGGACACCGACGTTCAGGCGTTGGTAAACGGCCGGATCTACCCGCTGCGGTACGTCGGGCCGTCGCCGATCCAGTTTCCGATCATCATCTGGCGGCGTGCCCGCGTCCTGCGTGAATTGACTATGGCCGGGGCACCGAGCGGCCTGCCCAAGTTGACGATCGAACTCTACGTCTACGGCGCGACCTACGAGGCGGCGAGAGATCTGGCGGATAAGTGCCGTCGCGTTCTGGATGGGTTCGCTGGCACTTTGGACAATACGGAGGTGCGGCGGTCGCTTCTGATGGACGAGGCCGACGACCTGGTGGAAATCGACGGCGCGGAAAACTCGCTCTATCTCGTTCGACAAACCTACGACCTTCTTTGGCTGGAGAACTAATTCATGGCAAGCCACGCTCAGGGCACGACTCTTACTTTTGCTGGCTCAACCTACACGGTCACGAGTATCACCTACTCGATGACCGACGTGTCGGCGGGCGACACGATCGACGTTTCGCACCTCGGGCAATCGGCTGGCAGCAACGTGCTGACAATGGATCGACCGCTCAAGGGTTCCGCCACCGATACGGGCCGCGAGGTCAGCATCGAGTACTTGGGCACCGCGCCGATCGCTGACGGGTCCACCGGTCAGCTGGTAATTGGTGGTGGCATGTCGCTTACGGCGGCCGCCACTGTTAGCTCGTCCAGCGTCACGCTGACGGTCAACGACGCCACGCGTGGCCAGGCAACGTTCCGCGTCGCGCGAGTCTAGTTCACGGAGGTTTCCGTGGCGACGTACTCGCAAGGCTGTGTAGTTTCGTTTGCCGGGTTTTCGATCACGGAGCTGACCAGCGTGCAGCTGGAGCTGGGCGGCGGCATGCCCGTCAGTCGCAGCGGCGGCTATGCACCTAGCGGCGGCAGCGTGAGCGTCGAGGGACTCGCTCCAGCCAATTTCAATTGGGGCCAGTACGGCAATCTCAGCATCAGCGGCGGCGGCGTGAGCTTGACATACAACGCAGTATGCACAGGCAAGGGAGCCACTGCGGCTGCCAACGATGTGACGCGTTACACGTTCACGTTCGACCTGATTGGATGAACTATGGCACTGACGAAAGAACAAATTCTCGCCGCTGACGACTTGGGCCTCCTCGAGGTCAAGGTTAAGGAGTGGGGCGGCAGCGTCTTCATTCGCGTGATGACATGCGGCGAGCGTGACTCGTACGAGAACGACTGGGTGGCGAACAAGGGCAAGGGCGTCGAAAACTTCCGCACGAAGTTCCTGGCTCGTTGCCTGTGCGACGAGAAAGGCGCGAGGCTGTTCACCGACGCGGAGGTGGAGCAGCTGGCGAAGAAGTCGGCCAAGGTGATGTCGAGGGTGTGGGCCAAGGCGATGGAACACAACGCACTCACCGACCGCGACGTGGAGGAACTCGCAAAAAACTAGCAGTCCGCCCGACGCGTGTTTTCCTGTTTCGTCTGGCGGCGCATCTCGGAATGACGGTCAAGAAGCTGTGTCAGGAAATGGACAGCCGGGAGTTTGCTGAGTGGATTGCGATTCACCGGCACTTCCACCCACTCCCTGACACGTGGCGGCAGACGGGCCTGGTGGCCAGTGCGACGCTCGCGCCGTACTGCCCACGCGGCAGGACGCCAAAGGTCGAAGACTTTGTTCCGATAGTAAAAGGCCCGCAGCACGAACTGCAGATTCAAGAAGCGTTGGAACAGCTGGCACGAGACTTGGCGGGTGAATAATGTCGACGGTAATCGGACTCGGCGTGCAGTTCTCGGCCAATGCCAACGGCATGACCAAGGGACTGTCACAGGTCGACAGGCAGCTCCAGAACCTCGGCAAGCAAGCGGCGGCGGCGGCGAGTCTGTTTGATGGCTTCTCTTCTTCAAGCGGTGCGGCAGCTGCGGCCCAGCAGCAATTTGCCACGGATATTGGCTCCCTGACGAATGCGTACCAGGCCAGCCAGATTTCGGCCCAAGAGTACGCGTCGCAATTGCAGGCAATTACCGCCGAGGCCCGCACGGCCGCCGCTGCGTTTGCGGAAGGTGCCCGGATCACCGACCAGGTCGCCACGGCCGAGGAGCGGCGGACGGCCGAGCTCGAGCGGCTCGGGCAGCTGCTCGCGCAAGGAGCGATCAGCGAAGAGACCTACTCGCGTGCCGCGGCAGAGGCCAGCGGTGCCAACGAAGAGGCTGCCAAGGCCGAGACCGAGCGAGCCAAGGCGTTGTCGAGGGCGGCTCAGATCACGCAGGCCAACCTAAGCCCTCAGCAGAAGTACGACGCGGCGGTCCAGGAGTTGAGCGACCACCTGGCCGCTGGTCGCATCTCGCAGGAGACATACAACTCCGCGCTTGCAAAGGCCACGACAGACTACGAAAGAGCCACCAGGTCGGCGACCGCTTTTGAGGACGCATCGGCGGCTAGTGGCGACAGCGGCAAGGGAAAGTTCGAGGGTCTATTAGGTGTGCTGTCGGGCCTGCCAGGCCCGATTGGAAACGTCGGTAACCTGCTTTCAGGTCTGTCGTCAGCTGGCCAAGGGCTCGGCAGAATATTTGGCGGTGGCGATGGACCGGCTGGCGGCCTAGCCAACGTCGCAGACGCTGCGGCTGGGCTGCCGAATCCTCTGAACCTCGGCCTAGATGCGTTGAATTATTTTGCGCAAGGTGCCGTTGAGGTGGCGTCCAGGCTCGTTGAGCTCGAGAGCCGCGTCGAGACGCTCGGCAATCTTGCCGACCAGCTGGGCGTGTCGTTTGAGTTCGTTCAGGTGCTAGAAGAGGCTGGTAACCGCAGCGGTGTCTCTATCGAGACGCTCGCAAGCTCGATGACCCGGCTCCAAAAAACGCTTGCGGGTGCCGACGAGGAAAGCGCGTCGGCGCAAAAAGCGCTTGGCCGACTTGGCGTGGCCGTCGAGGAACTCAACGGTCTTTCGCAGCAAGACCAAATCCGCCTCATTGGCGACAGGCTGCAAGCCATTGAAGACCCTGCCCAGAGGACGGCGGCGGCTGTGGCCTTGTTCGGAAAGAGCGGCGCGGGACTGTTGCCGTTTTTCAAAAACCTATCGCCAGCGGCGAGCGACCTTGAGCGATTTGGCAAGGTTCTCAACGATATCGACCGAGGGCGAATCGACGATTTCGGCGCTGGCGTGGATGCCCTTAGAGTTGCGTCCAAGGGACTGTCTACGGACCTCCTATTGCCGTTCGCGGGCCTGGGCGAAGGCATCGCCCAAGGCTCGGCCGAGTTCTTGGGCGGCATCAACGCGATCGTAGGCCCGATTGGCGACGTGCTGGAACCCATGCTATCTCGGCTGGGCACGACGTTTGAGATTGTTGGCGTGATTCTCGGCGGCATCGGCCGTTCTATTGGCGCGCTGTTGGCGCCGGTGGGCGATCTGGCTCAGGCGTGGGGCGGCTTGACGGGCGGTTTCGATGACGGGCTGGTGGACGTTGTCCGGTATTTCGTCGACGCGGAGGTGGCAGCGAGAGAGTGGCTGGCCTCATTCAGCCCGCTCAATGCAATCACGGACGGCATCGGTGGCCTCGGCGAAACCATTTCGCGTATCTCCAACATCATCGGCACCGCGCTCTCTCAGGTCGGCGGGTATATCGGAGAGACACTGGAATCGTGGGCCGAGTTCTTCGACTTGCAGTCGGCCATCGAACAGATCGGCGGCGTAATCTCGTCCGTGTTCGGCAGCGTCTCGTCGACATTCCAAACGATCGCCACAGCCATCGGCGGCACGGTCGGCCGTTTGCTCACGATTGCCGAAAACTTTCTTGGCATCACGGCCGAGGTTGACACGACCATCACGCCCGAACTCGACCTTACGCAGCCCAGCCTTGCCGCCGCACAGTTCGCCAAGGATATCGGCACGGCAGCGACGGCCGCCGCAGAGTTTGGAGAGGCCGGGTTTCAGGCGGCCCTTGCCTATCAAGAGTCTCTGGAGCAGATCGCCCAACTACAGTCCGACAACACGCTGACGGCCGAAGAAGCCAAGAAGATGGCCGAGCAGGAGAAGGCTGCGTTTGAGGCAAAGATCGAAACGCTGGACCAAGAAGCTCAAGCGCAGGCAAAGGCCGCCGAGGCCGCGCAGAAGGCCGCCGATGAAAAGATCGCAGCGGCCGAGCGTGCCGCAGCTGCTGCCGTCGAGGCCGACCGCAGACTGGCCGACGCGTTTATCTCTGCCCAAGGCCTTGGCGGCGACGGTGCGACAGCGGCAGACACGCTGCTGGCTATCACTCGGCAGATCGAGGAGACCGAGGCGGCAATCGTCGAGGCCCGTGCCAGCGGCGACAAGGCGGCCGAGGATGCTGCCATCCGGCGGCTGCAAGTTCTCGACCAGGCCCAGGCGGCGGCCGAAGAGACTGCCCAGTTTGGGTTCTCGACGCAGGACGCCGAGCGTGCGATAGCGTCGGTGCGAGACTCTCTCGACGAGACGTTCTCTTTCGAAAACTTTGAGATTGCGCCGGAAGCGTTCGCAGCTGCACAGGAGCAGCTGTCGCAGCTGGAGGCGGACCTTGAAGCTAAGGTCATCGACCCGGAGACGTTTGAGCAAGCGGCCGACGCAATCCGCAAAGGCTTTGAAGACGCTTTGGCGACGGCCCAGAAGATTGCCGACCTGAACGAGCAATACGCCAACCGTGCTGCTGAGATCGAGGCCGACCGCCTAGATGCTCTGTCGCAGGTCTCGCAACAGCCCGTGCAAGCGACCGACGTACGCACGAGCGAGGGAGTCAGCGAGTTCCTGCGGCTGGCGACCGGCCGCGAAGATCCGGCAATTGCCGAGTATCGGAAACAGCTGTCGGAACTGCAGAAGATCAAGGCCGAGATTGGCAAGCTCGGCGGCGTGGTCGACATCGTGGGAGCAGCGTAATGGCCGTACTGACCTACCGCGAGGTTATACCGCGAACGTTCACGCATAAGTTCGGCGAGTCGCCGACGGCGGAGATCAAGTACCACTGCACGACGAACGGTGCAACGTCGACGCAGGAGGTGCTGAACTCCATCGGGATATTTCACGGTGCCAGCCATCCCGAGTACGGCTACCTTCTTTGCGTTCAGGGAGCGGTCAACGAACTCGACCCTTATCACGTAGAGGCCACGTATTCCTACGAGGTGCCCGCGATTGGCACCGAGGACAGCGACCCGAACCCGCTGGCCCGTGCGGACATTTGGTCGTTCTCGACAGGTGGTGCCGCCGTCCCTGCCCTGGCCTACTACGAGGGCAGCGGGAATGGAAACGTACTGCCGCTGATCAACAGTTCCTTCGACTTCTTCGAGGGTGCGATGACCGAGGAGGCGGAACTGCGGGCGACCATCTCAGGAAACCGCGCCGCGTTTCCTATCGGTGTCGCTGCGAGCGTCACGAACGCAGTGAATTCCGACGGATA